TATATTTATAAATATTATAAATATGTCAATTAACTCAATTCTTAATTTTATTGATAATAAAAATTATATCAATTCTAATAATGAAATATCGGCATCTAATTATTTTAGAGGTGATATGAATGAATTTAATGAAATTGGTAATACTTATATTAATTATTTCATTAATAACTTTTATACATATAGAGATGTTAGGGAAACATCAATAGTTGTTAAAGAAAATAATTTATGGTTTTATATTGAATATAAGATTGATAATAATGAAATATATTGGGAAATTAATATAGTTGATAATCTTAATAAACTTAATAATAGGATTAATAGAAATTAATTATTTTTTTTTATTTTTCTTAATATAAAAAATGATGATTATTATTTATTATATTAAATAAATGTTGTCTATTGAAACTAATTCATATGAAGAATTGAAGAATTATTATAATAAGGTTTTGAATACTGATAAATCAACTTATAAATCATCAAATGATGAAACAACACCTATTGAATGTATTGAAGAAATGATAAGTAAAATACCTATAGAATTATGGAAGAGGGAAAAAATAAAGATTTTAGATCCGTGTTGTGGAAATGGTAATTTTCATTTAGTAATATCAAATGAACTAGGTAAATATGATATTGATAAAAAAATAATATTTGAAGAAATATTAAAATTTAATGATATAAATAAAGATAGATTGGAAAATGTTAAAAAAATATTCTCAAATGATTTATATAATTTAAATATCTCAAATTCCAATTTTCTTAATAATAATGATAATGATAATGGTAATAATGATAATGACAAATATGATTTAATCGTTGCGAATCCACCATATGCGAAATTAATGGAGGATGGAAAAAGAACATCAAAAAATCATAATCTTATTAAAGATTTCATTGAAAAATCATTATCTTTATTAAAGTCAAATGGATATTTATTATTTATAACTCCTGATAATTGGATGTCATATGCTGATAGAAATATTTTAATTGAAAAAATTACATCATTACAGATAATTCATTTAGATATTCATAATGCCAAAAAATACTTTAAAAAGATTGGTTCAAGTTTCACTTGGTATATTATCCAAAACTGTAATTATTATAAAGATATTACTATTAGTGGTATTTGGAAAAAAGAGGTATATTTAAGTGTAGTATCATCGCAAAAGATGAAATTCATTCCATTATTATATAATCAAATAGTTCAATCTATTTTATCTAAAACTATTCTTAATTCTTCTTTAAAGAAATTTGATATTAGAACTAGTAGTTATTTACATAAATATACGAAAAAAGAACTTATAAATATAGAAGAAACGGAAATATTCAAATATAAATTAATTCATACACCTAAACAAACCGTTTATTCCTCAAAACCTCATAAATTTCAAGATGGTTATAAAGTATTCATATCTACAACTGATAAATATAATCTAATTATTGATAATTGCGGAATGACACAATCTATAGCATTTATCTTATGCGATAGTCAAGAACAAGCACAAAAATATATAAAGATTTTATATAATCCCTTATATCAATTTATAAATAATATTTGTAGATGGGGTAATTTCAATAATATAAGAATATTGCAACAATTTCCAATTCCAGATAATTATGAAGATGATAAAGAAATATATGATTCATTTAAAATTACAAAAGATGAAATTGATTATATTATTAATCATTTATAAGTTGGGTCGCATTTATCGCATAAATATGGATATTCCCCATAATTATTTTTGTAATCTTCAATAAATGTTGATTCGTATGCATGATAAGTTTGAGGTATTATTTTAATTTCTTTATCAAATATTTTAATTATTATTTCATTTAATGGTAATTCATAACCATACATATTAATTTTATAACCTTTCATCAAATAATAATGAAAAGTATTATAAATATATCCATTAGTTTTAGAACAATCGCCCGATTTTCCTCTTTCTTCTATATGATGACCACATAAATAAGACGATATTCTACCTTTTATACCAGTTCTAGTACCTCCTATTTTAACAATTTTATCATTTATAGTAAATAAATATATCCATTCTGTTTTTCGTGTAAAATCATCATTATCTATTAATGATTCAAATTTAATCAATGTATTTCTTTTTTTAATACCTTTATCATTTTTGTCAGTATCTAATAATATATTTGATATTAGTTTAAAATTATCTTTTCTAATATAATTAGAAAATTCAATTAATTTATCATCCGGAATTATTTTAACCCATTTTTTAATTATTATTTTATCCATTGTTATATTTATAATAATAGCAAAAATCATTTTTTAAAAAATATATTTAAGGAAACTTAAAAATTATCTTTAAATATAGGTATTAGTTGTTTTCTTTATAATATTTGATATAAATATTTTTATTTAATTTCCAATCTTCTTCAAATTTTGTTTTATAACTTTTCTTTATTTTTCAATTTCTTTTTTATAATTATCTTGATTATCTTTTATTTTATTCTCATAATCTTCTTTATAATAAATCATCTTTTCTTCATATTCTTTTTTTATATAATCAGATTTATTTTCCAACCATTCTTTTTTTGATATATGAATTATCTCATTATATCCTCCATATTTTTTTATCAATTCATCCAATATTTTATTAGTAATATTATTAGATTCATAATCATTTTTCAGTAAATTATTTTTCATATTCATATTATTCTTTAAAAATTTAATATCATTTTTCATTTTATTATTATTTAAATTTTTATGTAATGTTAAAACAGTATTCTCAATTCTTATTTGTTCTTCTCTCTCTTTTACTATTTTTAATGTTAATATCAAACCTAATATAATCATTATCAATATCAATATAACTAATATGCAAATATTAATTATATTATTATCAATCATCGCTTATATTCATAATAAAAATAATTGCTGTTATAGTCATATACTATCTAGAAATGTTTTTATATTCAATAAACAAAAAAATATATTTAAAGATTTATTAAAATTATTCTTAAATAACTTTTTTATTCTGATTTGATTCTAAATCCTTTCCATCCATCTTTAAGATAGAGTCCATAAATCTTTTCTAAATATGATCTCAATTGTGCTCTATCAGGTGTTTTCTTACCCTTTGAAACATTATTAATTCCCCACATCTTAAAATCATTATAAATCTCTGTTATTCCTATCTTCTCCTTACATTCAGGGTCTGTAATTATTCTATCACCCACATATTGACCGATAATATCATTATTATCCTTATATTTCTGTGTCGCATTAATTACTTCTCTTGGTTCATTAATCTTATTGGGATTAATATTCTTATGTCTATCAATTAACATTGATAGAAAATATTCAGCATATCTCTCAAATTTTTCTGATAATTCTAAATCCATCATAAATTCATTCGGTTTTGATACATCCGGATTTTCACAGAATTTTGATGAAAATTCAATAACTCTCAATCGTCGCCAAACACCACCATCCTGTGATGGAATTTCTGGTAATTCATTACACGCTAAAATCATCTTGAACTGAGGTTTAAATTCATAAGGTTCCTTATATAATCCTCTCGTTAAAATTCTATCATTTCCTGATAATTCTTTCATATATCCAACATTGATTTTATCATTCTCATTCGGTTCCTGTAATACAGCAAATCGTCTCCCCTTCGTTCTCTCTATCTCACCCTGAGCAGAATTTGATGCTGCCCGTTTTTGAGTTAATAAAGCAATTGGAAGTGTCGCATAATAATCTCCTACCGCTTTTTGAATTAAATCTAATAATCTACTCTTACCATTACTTCCTTGTCCTGTAAATATATAAAATCGCTCCTGTGCTATTGAACCATCAATAATACACGCTAATATGTCTAATACATAATTACGAACATTAATATTCGTAAATACCTTCTCAAAAAACTCATTTATATATATAATCTCCTGATATTCAGGACTATATTGAATGTAATTTTGATTTGTTGATAATGAAATATAATCATCGGGCATTCCCTCCCTGAAAATATGCATCTTCATATCATAAACACCATTCTTAAATCCTATCAAATGCGGACGACAATCTAATAATTCCTCAAAATTTTCATCAATAAATAAACATTTACATTCCTTCATCACACTATCCTTATAAGAAGTCGTTTTAAGTTTCGTTGCTATTTTCATAGCATCCGTTCCCCGCTTCCCATAAATAGACTGTTGCGATTTATCATAAGAATTATTATTACTCATACTATTATAATACATTGACCTATCTAGAAATTTTCTACAAATCTCTTCACTTAATGCCTTTCTTAAATTTAATCCCTCCCTCGTCTTTATCCAACGATGCGAATCCCTGTCATATTTATACCAAGTATCCTTACTCACCGCCTTATATTCTCCCTTATATATAACCTGAACTAATTTAGCAACGTCATAATGTGTTCCTTCTGAACCTATCGCAATATCAATCAAAGGAATCACCGAATTATCAATAATTTCCTTATATCTTTGTGGATTGTCGGTTTTTGCCCACCATCTTAAAGTTCCCATACCTAAATGGTCTTTACGCATCTTATCCCATAAATTTTGACATTCACCTTCAATATAATTACTTCCAATTTTTGAAAATTCTATCCATTGTGATAATAAACGATAATCAATGTTTCGTAATACCCAACCTAAATTAATCCAATCATTATATCTCTCAGCTCTTGATGATGATAAACATTCTGATATTAATTCTCTTGCTAATATGAAATCATCATCGTTTATATAATTCTTAATAATATTTATTTCCTTTTTCAATAAAATATTACTTTCCAATTTTTCTCGCAATTTCTTATCAACAATTGGCAATATATGTCTAATATATTCATCAATCTCTCCTTCAAATTCTTTATTTATCTTCGTCGGTTCTGTTGAAATTAATCGCATTGAAAATAATTTTATATATGATATTTCATCTTCCGCTGTTGGTTTATATTCGCGAATTTCTGTCTTACCCTCAATATAATTATATATCTTTGATACTCTATATGCCTCTGAATCTGGTTTTTTACTTCCGTACATCTGCCAACAATTAGCATTTATAATCGCCTTATCTATTACATCCTCATATTCATTACATAAATATAAATCATTTAATATTGGCGATGCTATGTCTAATATCTTTTTTCTAATGAAAAATTGTGTATTATTATCAATTATAATATAAGGAAAAATGATATGAATTCCATCTTTTATTTTATTACGAAATTCTGTTGGATATGGTTTCTCCATTACATAAGCAATATTTTTTCCATCCTCTATATCCAAATAAGTATTAATTATTTTAAAATAACTATCTATTATTTTATAAATACTTGTTTCAGAATATAACCTCTTAATATATGTCTCGCCATTCTCATTTATAGGCATCGTAAAACGAAAATCTAAATCTACCCGTAATGGACTTGGTTCAATCGGTTTTTCTGTAAAATGTAAAACTGAACCACTCGCCATTGCTAAGGAATATATATTTAGAAATTCATCATATTCATCATTGGCAATATATAGAGAAATTTTAGGATTACCAATACTCGTATTCGTATATTGCTTTCCTTTTTCCACTTTATGTTTTAAAATGAATTGTTTAAATTTCTCTTGTGCCATAATATATTAATATTTGATTATATTTTTATATTATTAATTATCGTCAATTTTTTTTATTATAACATTAATTATTAGAAATATGTCATATTGTAGTCCAGGAGCAAATAATAAACTATTCTGCTATTCTTTGGATTCTCTCAAAAAAATTGCATTAGCATGGAATTATCTTAAACCCAATGAACCAATTAATATTATTACTAATAATACTTCAAATGAATTATTTTTAAAAATTAAAAAAAAATTAGATAAATATCTTATTTCATCCAATAAAAATTTTTGGGCGTGGTTAGATATTATTAAAATACTTAATAATAATAAAAATCCAAAAATTAATAAAGTTATGAAAGATATTGAAACTAATGAATTAAAACCTTCTCAACCTGACGAATGGGTTTATAATAAAACTGAATGGTTGTCTAATTATGATATTGAAAATGTTCTTATCCAATATCATAAAGACCCATCGTATTATTACCATTTTCATGGTGCTTTTACTATTGATTTCGCACATAAATCATCACAAGGAACTTGCAAATATGATAGAAATTGTAATATTATTATGAAAGATATTATTAATTCAAATAAAAAATATTTTGGATTTATTACCAATTTATGTAAGCACGATGAACCTGGTATTCATTGGACCTCCAATTTCTTCATTTTAGATCCATCCAATGATAATTATGGTGCTTATTATTATGATAGTGGCAGAAGAAATATCCCAAAACCTCTTAAACCTGTATATATAGATATTCAAAATCAAATGAATTCTATTTATCCTCATAAAAAATTTAATATTTTCGTTAATAATGTTCTTCATCAAAGAAGCGATACAGAATGCGGAGTTTTCGCAATCGTCTTTCAAACAAGATGGTTAATCCTATTAAAGAAAAAAATAAATACTAAATTTGCTGATATTATCCATTTTAATAAAATGAATGATGCCGTTATGAAAGTCCTGCGAAATAAACTTTTTAGACCTAATATTAAAACTATTCTAAATAATAAATAATAATATACATATGAATATATATACAAATATTGTCAATAAATCTAATTTATATTTTAATTTTATTTTTTCATTATCTGTTAATTCTACCTTCGGTTGATCGTATCCATCTATATTATATATCAACGCATATATTAAATATATAAATCCACCCATCAAT